CACGTTGAGATTACTCCGTGTCGCCCCTTTCTGGCGAAAGGAGGTGTTTATGACACCTTTGCAGTCACGCACGCAGCCGATGCGCGGTTTCGTCACCGCTGCTTGGCGCGACAGTGGCAGGTTGGAGGTTGATCTTCCAGCGATGCATAGCTGGTGCTATAGACGCTTGAAGCTGCTTGGCTGTCCTCCAGCAGTCGCCTCTGCAGTAATGCAGAAGGTTACACTCTGGGTCACTGAGTGTGGCGTAGAGTGGACTGTTGAACATCTGAAGGACATTCGCCGTGCTTACCTCCGGTTTCTTAGTGGAGAGAAGCCCGAGACGTCTCATTGGATATCGTTCACTCAGGACGGTCGCCCGAAGGGACCATTCCGGTGGTTCTTTTCGCGCAATCCAAAAAAGATGCGCACGTCGTTGAACGCCTTGTTGATCTATACCTACTTTAGGGTGGATCGACCCACGCCAAAGGCAATCAAGAAGTTCTTGGATGCCGTCAGCAAATCGCCTCCGCCCGTCGGGGCGTTGGTTGATGCTGATGAAGTAGTTTCGATCGGGTGCAAGACGATCCACGTGCCTCGTGCAGCGTGGACTTTGCGTACCCAGGAACCGCCTCGCTTGTTAACCTACCAGCCTACCTCTAAGCGTATGCCTGGAGGAAGTCCGGAAGACAAGATTCTGGAGTCGCTGACCCCAGCGGCTATCGGAAGGTTTAAAGCCTTCACAGGCATGCCATCCAGAGATGAACCTCTGGCTGGACCAGACGTCTACAATGGTTTTGTAGAAGGTCAGATCGTGCTTCAAGGGCTCGTGGGACCCGATTTGTTCGATCTCCCACGAACGGACGACCCGGTAGGTCAGATCGCATTTTTGAACGAATGTGGTCTGAAGTTACGAGCCGTAGCTAATCCGAATCGTCTATTCCAGCTGGCCTTAAGGCCTTTGTCGGATGCTTTGTATGCTATCCTGAAAGGGATACCAGAGGATCACGTGTATGATCACGAAAGTGGTCGAGAGCGTGTCCGAGATGCCCTAAGGAGTGGATGTGTTGTCCACTCTATGGACCTCTCAAATGCGTCCGATACACTACCGCTCAGCCTGCAGATGCATATTCTGTGGGATTTGGGCATGGTCCAGCAATGGCAGTACGAAGCTCTCGTACGCTTATTCCATGCGAAGTGGACGATGCCGGAGGGTTACGAACCTAGCGTCCTCCAATGGCGAACAGGTCAACCACTGGGGATGAGACCATCATTTCCCATGTTCGCACTGTTGCTTCATTGCATAGTGCGAGGGTGTGCCTCTCGTCTGGGTATTCGACCACGAAATGGTAAGTGGCCGTATGCCCAGATTGGCGACGACCTTGCGATCTGGAATGATCGCCTTTACGACCAAGTACTAGCTGTTTTGACTAGTATAGAAGTCGAGGTGTCGAAAGCCAAAGGATTGACGTCTAACAGGGCCGCTGAGTTTGCGGGGTTTGTTATCACGCCTGAGAGGGTGTGGCCCACGCTAAAGTGGAAGCCAATAACCAAGGTTTCTGCACTCAGTTCGCTCGGGATGTTCGGACCGAAAGGTCTCGCACTATTACCGAGGTCACTAAGGGGCCGTGCTGCCGCAGTGTGTTGCCAACCTTGGCCGGTTGGTTATGCATGGAATCCTAAAGGCTTACCCCTGAGGGAGAGGAGCAAGTTCTATGTGACACGGTGGGAAAAACCCGTGCAATCTCGAGCGAGTCGACTCTGGCAGGCGATCCGCAACTGGTATGTTGCGGAGCTCCCAGCTCTGAAGTTGGGCGTATCAACCCAAACTTCGTGGTTTTCCGACCAGGAAAACGTTGATCTTGTCAAGCTTCTGTTACCTTCATTGAGTGGCATGGAGCCATCTTTGGGTATTAGCAACCTGATTGGGTTAGCCTCCGAAAAGGTCCCAAAGACCGTGATAAGAGAGCACATCGAGTTACGAGACTTGATGGGGAGCACAGCGCGTCGTCTGACTACTGCAACACTTGCAGAGTGGTGGCGATCGTTCTTTGCTACAGAACCTAAGCCTCTTCTGCTTGCTTACTTGCAAGGATTGGATGAAAATCCAACCCTAAGCCGTAGTCATAGCGCCGCGTGGACGCCATGGACAAAAAGGCGCAGCTAAGCAGTTTGTCTATAGTGC